GGGTGCGCGGAGCCCCGGTATTCCAGAGTTTTCTAGAAATCTCCAGAGACGCTTGCAGGTTTGTGGGGTACCATGATACCGCGTATCCCTAATTTCGGGGACCCCAGAAGCACATAACCCCTTGATCTTGTTCCACAATCACCGATCTAGGGTAGTATGGTCTCAAAACGGTTTCGGGTTTTGTGGCCCGGTCCAGATCGAGCTTTGCGGTATTATGATACCCCATCCGAGCCCTGGAAGGCCCTGGAACGAAAGGAGTCTGGGGAGTCCGAACGAAACCCACTCAGACTCCCGCTCAGACTCCCTGATTATCCAATGTTTTCATGGTATTGAGGGAAAAGGAGTCTGGGGAGTCTGAATTTTACCTACTGCGGATCGAAAACGATAAGGGTGTAAACTGTGGAAACTGTAGAAAACTCCACAGTTTTGGGGGGGGTAGCCAATAGCCTACCAGGGGGAGGGGGACTCTCCGGACTCCCTCGTCACCAACGATACGAAAAAAGCCTTTGTTTCGATAGGCTTACACGGGAGTCTGACGGGAGTCTGGATTTCGGACAAAAAAGGCCCCGAACAAATGTTCAGAGCCTTCAACCGCTGTAGAGATTTCCAGAGATTTCCAGAGAACCGATTCAGAATCAGGGAGGGCGCACCCTACCCCGCGATCCGGTTCACATGAGGTCTTCTTCCTCGGTTTCCAGGGCCATGAAGCCGTCCAGAATCTCTTGCTTCGCGGCGTCCTTGCGGACGAAAGCGCGGAGCTTCCGGTATGGCCCCACCTTGAGCGAGTGACCTCCTGTCCCGTTCCTGGAGGACCAGTCTTCGTAGCTCTCCCACTCATCGAGCGAGCGGATCGCGCTGCTGACCTTCCGCTTCCTGGTCTCGGCTCCACCATGCGTCGGGATTTCCTCTCCCAGCGCCTCGATCATAAGCTGTTCGATATTGGTGGACGTGCGAAGTCCCATCGGCTCATCCCGGTCCGTGAGGTCGTCAAAGTCCGATCCATTGAGGATCGCGGACACTGGCGCGGGCTTGTCCAGGAACTCCAGGATCGCGGGGATGTCGGTGTCTTCGCTCGACTCAACGCGGATGCTGTCCTGGAGCAACCTGGCCTCTGTGGTCGCCTGGGGGGACAGTCCGAAGAAGAGCTTCGTGGTGTCGCCCCCCACGGCCGCCAGACGGCGCTTGAAGCCGACCAGGGCCTCGGCCCATAGCTGGTCGAGTTCGCGCCGGAGCTTGTCATTGTCGATCACGTTCACCACGAGCTTGATCGGCCACATGCGGCGGTTCTGGGAGGACGTGGCGAAGGTGTGATCGTTCGTGGTGCCGACGAAGACGCTTTGCCGAGGGAAGTCCTTGGCGCGGCGGTCGTAGCTCAAGCGGACGGTCTCATCGCGTCTGGTGATGAACGCCTTGAACATCTCGGCGTCGGAACGCTTGACGTTCGTGATCTCGGCCAGTTCCATCATCCACTTCGCCATCATCTGTTCGACGGCAAGCTGTTGGTTGTGGAGGTCGGCGGATAGCTCGCCTCCCCACATGCCCCAGGCCAGGTCATTGACGAAGGTGGACTTCCGAGCGTTCTCTTTGCCCATGAGGATCGGAACGTAGTCCCAGGCGATCCCAGGGATGAATACGCGGGCGATAGCGGCGGTCATGAACAACTCGGCCGACTCTCGGTGATAGGCGTTGTCGTGGACGCCCATGTAGTCGATCCAGAGGCCGGAGACGCGCTCCACGCCGTCCCACTCTGGCAGGGCCAGGAAGCGGTCGATCAGAGGGTGGAAGGCGAATTGCTCGGCGGCCAGACGGATCGCCTCCTGGAGCGCGTTGTCGGGGGCCTGGATGCCGTAGCCGACCTGGCCGTCACCCCTTGGCGCCGAGAGGATCGCCTTGACGGCGGCGTCGTGCGTATCGGACCACAGGTCGCCGTTGAGCGTGTCCTTGACCTTGAACCTTGGAATCTCCGGTATCTGGATGACCATCGGCCGCGTGAGCACGATATTGTGGGTGAAGGCGTTGCGGGCCATGAGACCACGGAACCGAGGGTCGTGGATTAGGATGAGCAAGAGGTTCCGCGTCGTCGGCTTGATCTGGCCGTTCGGAGCGATCTCCAGGCCGTCATACCACTTTTTCTTGGTCTTCGTGGGCTTCCCGCGACCTGGGAAGTCTGGGAGCCCGTCGAGGGCGCTCTTCTTCGGTGGGAGGCCCATGAGGTCGCGCGTCTCGGCGTCTTCGATCCCGAAGTCGTCGGAGTCCGTCTCTTCGTGGCCGTGATCCTCTGGGAGATCACCCAGGTCCTCGAACATGGCGTCGAAGTCCAGTTCGTCTTCGATGATCTGTTTCTGGACGCCCTTGTCCGTCTTCATGAGGTCGATCATCGCCTTCTGGGAAGGGAGATCGTTTATCTCGGCGTCGGCGTCTTTCTTGTGATCCTTCTCGTGGAACAAGTGGAGGCGAACCAGGTCCCAGGCATTGCATAATTGCTCACAGGCCGGATCGGTGCCGTGCCAGGAATACATGAACTTGTCTTCGTAGATCACCGCCCCATACATCGAGTGGCCGCCCAGGTAGGTATAGCGGACCTCGGTGGAGTTCGGATCGACATCACCATAGGCGTCGGGGATGAACGTGGCGATAGCGTCTTCGATGCCGTAGGCTCGGCAAAACGCACCAATCAAGCCACGCTTCTCTGTGGGGTCTTCGGCGCTGATCTCGCGCTCGCGGGCCTTCTCTTCGCGCTCGGCGCGTGGAAGCTGGCCCATGTCTGTCCAGTCGTGCTTCCAGGATTCCAGAAGCCCGTTCACATCTACCAGCTTGCCAGGGTTCCGTCCGAAGAGGTATTCCTGATCGCTGGAGATCGTCGGCATATACATCATCTGGGCGATACGGAATGAGACCGGATCGACCGTCTCCATCCGCTCATCGACGTGCCACGCCATGATGCGGGTTAGCGCCTCATACTTCTCCACCGAGATTTCGGAATCGGCCAATAGGCAGACGCGGACGCGAGGCTCTTCCGGCCTGTGCGATCTGGTCGTGTGGACGAAGCACTCGAACTGGTTCAAGTAGTGATTCTTGTGGACGACCAGGCTCTCGTATTCCTCGACCGAGATATTATCCAGATCGAGCGTGATGATGTCGCGAGGCTTGACGTTCATCGCCTTGCGGCGGCCATCCTTGACCTGGGCACCCAGAAACCAACCACCGATCCCCTTGAGACGGTTCTTCTCTTCGATGCTTTCGGCGCGGTATCGAGAGTGCTTTTCGCGCGTCTGGACAGGTTTCTTGAATCGCCGAGCGAAAGCCGCCCAGCCTTGCGCCACGTTGTCAGATTTACCGAGGTTCTTCCCACCGAACGAAACTCGAACGATGTGTTTGTCAAACTCTCCAGCCATAATCGCGTCCTTTCTGGAGAGTTATTCAGGCATAAACGTAGGGGTGGAAATCCTCCAACGTGACCTGGCCCTCCGAGGCCGCGACGATCTTGGCCGCGAGCACCGGAGCGCAACGACCACGAGAGATTGCCTTGTAAAGCGCCTGGGGTGTATAGTCGATTGCAACCGCCAGATTCGGGATCGACTTCATCTTCCGGCCCTTTTGTTCGGGACAGGCTTTGAGGAAAAGATCGTGAAGCGGGCCAAGGTTTGCGAGCCGCGATGGGTTTCCGTGAGACATGGTTTTACTCTCCTGGTGGGTGTGTCGGTGAATTCCAGATAATCTATCGACTCCCTGTTGACAAGAGGCAAGTTCGCGTCCATATCAGTAGCGTTGAAGTCAACAACCGCAACCAATGGAGAAGACCATGAGCCTTGAAGAGCATCTGATAGCCAACACCGCCGCCATCGAAGCCAACACCGCGATCCAGACGAAAGTCCTGGCCGCGTTGAACTCCGGCTCCGGCAAGCCCGCAGCGAAAGCCGCAGACAAGCCCGCCGACCAAAAGGAGCCCGCCGCGAAGCCCGCCGCGAAGCCCGCCGCGAAGCCGAAGGGTCCGACCGAGGATGACCTTCGCAAGTGTTTCGGCCCGTATCTGGGCGGCGCTACCGACAAGGCCGAGAAGGCCCGCCTCAACGCCACGATCAAGCCGATCCTCGAACACTTCGGCGCGGCCAAGATCACCGAGATCGCCGCCGATGATTGGGCGGCCGCTATCGCCTACGGCAACGTCCTTGTCGAAGCGTTCGCCGATGGCGGGATCGACGCGGCCGAGGAAGTCACCTTCGACTTCATGAACGAAGAAGAAGCCAAGGGCGGCGAAGAAGAAGAAGACGACGTTCTGTAATGGGGACGCCGGAGGAACATAGCCATCTAGGGCCGTCCTCCTGGGGTCGCTGGGTTCGGTGCCCTGGCAGCGTCCTCCCATCGCAAGCGGTGGGGGACAAAGCTGGGTATCCGGCCGCAGAAGGGACGGTCTTCCACGAGCTTGTGGCGGACTGTCTCGACTTCGGACTCGATCCAGAGGATTTCGTAGGGGATGGGCGCGGCCTGTCTTCCGACGGATACTGGATCGAGTTCGATAACGATATGGTGGAGTCGGCCAGGGATGGTCTCGACTTCGTGAGAAACATGGCGGCGCAACCAGGCTGGAAGTGCTACGTCGAGACCAGGGTGGACATCTCGCCCTTCACACTCCCAGGCCAGTTCGGCACGGCTGACGTGATCCTGGTCAACATCGAAGAACGTCGGATCATCGTGTTCGACTGGAAGTATGGAAAGGAACCCGTCTACGCCCACAACAACTACCAGGCCCAGGGATACGCCCTCGGCACCTGGGAGACGCTTTGCAAGGAACTATTCGACTTCGATCCGTCCAACATCAAAGTCACCGTCATCATAGAGCAACCTCGCGTCCCTGGCGCTGGTGGCGTGTGGGACACGACGATGGAACGGCTCCTGGAGTTCGGTCAACACACCCGCCGTCAAGCGGTCCTGTCGCAGTCCGTGAACGCGCCACGCCACCCAGGCGTCGAGCAATGCAAGTGGTGCCGTATCAGGGATACCTGTGGTGCTCATGCAGAGTGGCACCTGGAGATGATCGGCCTGGAGTTCGATGACCTTGACGGAGATGAGGTCCCTGGACTCCCAGAAGACATCACACCGGAGCGCCGGACGATGCTCCTGCGGATGCGCCCGATGCTCAATAGGTGGTTGGATGGGCTACATAAATCGGCATACCACGACGCCGAGATGGGAGAGCCCGTGCCCTGGATGAAGCTGGTCGATGGCCGGAGCCCCGCCAGGAAGTGGAAAGAGAACCAGGTCTATAAGGCCGAAACAGTTTTGGTGAAGGCAATCGGCAAGGATGCCTATCACCCACCAAAGCTTCTATCGCCAACTCAAGCCGAGAAGGCGGTGAAGAAGAAGCTGGGGAAAGCCGCGTATGGGGACCTCCTAGAGAGGTTCGTGGACAAGGGCACTCCATCTTCGATCCTGGTCCCGGAGGATGACTCCAGGGCTGAGATCAAATCGGTCAACGACTTGTTCGGTGACCTCAAGGAAACCGATGAACTGTTATGAATAGGATGAAAAACTATGACTACTGAGACCCAAAAGAAAGAAGTGCTCGGCCGTGTTACCCTCCTGGGTGTCCGGCTCTCGTTTGCGGACATCTGGAAGCCCAAGACGCTCAAGCGCGACGACGGCTCCGAGTCCGATCCGAAGTTCTCCGCGAACTTCCTCATCCCCAAGGAAGGCGACCTCATGGCCGTCTACAAGGGGAAGAAGATGCCGATCATGAAGGCGCTCAAGGCCGCCAAGATGGACGCCATCGGGAAGAAGCTGGGCGCTGAAAAAGCCCAGGAACTCAAAATCCGCGCGAACAACTACTGTTGCAAGGACGGCGACGAAGAGAACTACTACGGCTACGCGGGACAATACTACGTCTCCACGAACAACTCGAAGAAGCCTGTCATCAAGGGCCGCGACAAGCGGGACCTGAGTGAACAAGACGGGATCGTCTATTCGGGTTGTTATGTGAACGCCATCGTGACCCTGTGGTATCAACCCGCAGGAACGAAGGGCGGGAACGCCGTGCCCCACGCGGTCTACGGATCGCTCGAAGCTGTCCAGTTCGTCCGTAAGGGCGAAGCGTTCGGCGCACCTGGGGTCGATGACGATGACTTCGAAGACCTGACGGATGAAGACGACGACATCGGGGACGACGATACGCCGGACGATGGTGACGACGACGACATGCTGTAAGGCACCAGGGGGCGGCTTCGGTCGCCCCCATCCTTCGGAGACAACGCCAGGACCCACCCCAACATGCACATTATCTCTCCCCGTCCCACGCGGCTACATCACGACCATGAGACGTTCTCAGAGGTCGATCTCCGCAAGACGGGGGTGAGCAAGTATTCACGCGATCCTTCCACCGAAATCCTCATGACGGGCTTCGCCCTGGACGATGGGCCAGTCCAGCAATGGGTGCCTGTCGAGGGGCAGGAGATGCCCGCCCAGCTAGAGGACTCCCTCCTGGATGAGCGGATCAAGAAGTATGCCTGGAACGCGCAGTTCGAGCGATACATCTGGAAGTTCACGGCGGGGATCGACATCCCGATCAACCAGTGGCGCGACCCTATGGTGATGGCCTACTCGGCCTCCCTGCCAGGGAAGCTCTTGAAGTGCGGCGAAGTGCTCAAGCTCGATCCCGAATACCTCAAGAAAGACGGCCACCGCCTCATCAACTGGTTCTCCAAGCTGCGGCCCGCGACCAAGCTCAAGCCGAAACGCCGCGTCCAGTGGTGGGAGAAGTATGATCTCTGGCAGGAGTATCTGGACTACAACATCTGGGACGTGATGTCCGAGCGCAAGATATACCGGATACTGCGGAAATACGATCTCCCCGATCACGAGTGGGAGCTTTGGTATCTGGACCAGGAGATCAATGAACGCGGTATCCCGATCAACATGGATATGTGCGACAACATCCTACACGCCCGCGACACCCTCCTGGACAAGCGCCTGGATGAGATGGGCAAGATCACGGGCCTCGATAACCCGAACTCCAACGCCCAGCTATTGCCTTGGCTCCAGGAGCAAGGCTACGTCTTTGATGACATGAAGGCCGCCCACATCAAGCGCGGCAAGGAAATCCTGGACGACCAGATCACAATCGGCGATGTCCGCCCAGAAGAGGTCAAAGACCTGTGGCGCGTCCTGGAGCTACGGGCCGAGGTCGCCAAGACATCCGTCAAGAAGTTCGACGCCCTGGAGAGCCACACGGACGACGACGGTCGAATCCGAAACTGTTTCCAGTTCTGTGCAGCGGGCCGGACCTGGCGCTGGGGCGGTCGCGTGATCCAACCCCAGAACCTCGCGAAGCCCGTCTACGGCCTCGACGGCCTGGAGTGGGGCACGACGGCCTCTGGGTTCGAGTATGTCAGCGGGGGCGCCCAGATCGACGCCGCGCGGCTCCTGGAGACCCTGGACGCCGAAGGGCTGGAGATGATCTTCGACAACCCCATCGACGCCATGTCCGGCGCGGTGCGGACTGTGATCCAGGCCCCTCCAGGCTACGTCTTCATCGACGCCGACCTTCGGGCGATTGAGAACGTGGTCCTCGGATGGCTCGCCTCCGACCGCAAGATTCTGTCGGTCTTCGAGTCTGGCCGCGACCCTTATGTGGACTTCGCGACCTACCTCTACGGCAAGTCCTACAAGGAACTCTGGGACGAATACAAAGCCGGAGACAAGAAGAAGCGAACGGTTTCGAAACCTGGTGTTCTGGGGTGCCTGAAAGGGGACACTCCAATTCTTACGCATAAGGGGTGGAAGGCTCTTGTGGAGGTCAAGAGTGACGATTGGCTCCATGACGGGCAGAAGTGGGTCAGGCACGGGGGCGTAGCTTGGAAAGGCTATCAGGAGGTATTGTGTAGGTTCGGTTTACATGCTACTTCGGATCATAGGTTCTTGACCAACGGAGGGTGGGAAGAGTGGCAACAGGTGTCCCGGCAACAGACGTTCAAATCGGCTCTAGATATGGGGAGTGGCGTGTTCTTGAAAACAGAGGGTCTTCAAGGAGCACCGGAAAGTTATTTCTTTGCTTCTGCGAATGTGGTCGAGAACGAGTCATACCGAGATCAAACCTCGTGCGAGGATTATCCACACGTTGCACCGGATGCGCTTCGGCTAACCGTCGCTCCGAACTCGGAAAGAGAGTCGGCTCGGAGCTTTACGACCTACTCGCAAATCGTTTCTATGCTGCGAGATCGCGTTGCGAAAACCCGGAAAACAGTAAATATCGCTACTACGGAGGTCGGGGAATTGCTTGTCGATTCAATTCCACTGACGAGTGGGTTCGATATTCAGTGGATGTCCTCGGCGCGGACGGTGAGCTTGAAATTTACAGAATCAACAACGATGGAGACTATGAGCAAGGGAACCTCCGGCTCGCATCCAGATCAGAGCAAAACTCAAATCGCCGACACCTGGGACATCCTGAATACAGGGGACTATGCCCGGTTCGCGGTCTTGACGGAAGAGGGTTGCCTCGTATCCCATAACTGTGGATACATGCTCGGCGAGGGCCACGAGTTCGAGAACAAACAGACGGGCGAGATCGAGGCGACGGGCCTCCTGGGCTACGCCTGGAACATGGGGATCAAGCTGACCCAGGAAGAGTCCTCCATGTCCGTGAAGGTGTGGAGAGACACCTACAAGGATGCCGTCAAGTTCTGGTATAAGCTCCAGGACGCCGCCTTCCAGACGATGCGGACCAAGGAAGAGACCGTCTGCGGTCACGTCTCCTACGACACCAAGGGGGCCTTCCTGCGGACCAACCTGCCCAGCGGCCGGAGCCTCCACTACATGAAGCCCAGGATCGAGAGCGTCTTGGCTCCGTGGGGCAAGTATAAGAACTCCCTGACCTACGACGGGTTGAACGACAAGAACCAATGGGTCCGCACGTCCACCCACCCAGGGAAGCTCACAGAGAACGTAGACCAGGCCATCGCTCGCGATCTCCTGGCCGACGGGATGATGAAGGCGGCCAAGAACGGCATCCCCATCGTCATGCACGTCCACGACCAAATTCTAGGTCTCGTAAGGGAGGAAGAAGCCGAAGAACGACTCCAGGTGCTCATCGAGTGCATGACCGATCTGCCCCCGTGGGCGAAAGGTATGCCAGTGGGAGCGGCTGGTCACATCTCAAAATGGTTCGTCAAAGACTAAGGAAACCAACATGTCTATCAATGGAAAATCCGCCCGCCACATCTCCGAGGAAATAATCGTCCAGATCATCCAAATCCGAACGCAGACAGGCCCCACGACTCGTATCATGCGCCAGATGCCGGAGCCCAAGGTCTTCGTGGACGTGGCTTACGAGTGCGGCGACCAGCATAGCATCCCTATCGAGGACTTCCTGGATGACTTCGAGATGGTCCGGGAGATCACGTTGCGGTCGGTCGAGATCGAACACGATGCGGACGACACGGAGTTCTGGGTGGGCCTCCACGAGTTCATGGTGAGCCAAGGTTTCGACGGGCTTTTCGAACCCGAAGTCGAAGAGGATTTCGAGGCCGAATGTGAAACCCCCGCGACTCGAGTCCACTAATGTCGGAAGAAGCGGTCGAAGCCACGGTAGACGCCATCGCCAAGCGCAACGGCTACCTTGTCAGGAAGGTCTCCTGGCGGGGTCGCCGTGGTGCGCCGGACAAGGCGTATATCGGGCACGGCCGCTTCATCCTGATCGAGTTCAAGAAGAAGGGCGAAATCCTGGAGGGGCAACAGAGCCGCGAATGGAAGCGCCTGAAAGCGAAATACGGCGATGTGCATTGGGCTGATAACGTGGCCGATGCCTTGAAGATATTGGGGACCGAGTGATGGCGAAAGGCGACACCAGACTGTATCTCCAACCAGAAGCCTATGGGCTATTCGAAGGCTTTGACCGGACCCTGACATACGAGGATTTCGATGAGTATCAAAAATGGATGAGCAAGAAACTGGAGACCAGCAAGGCCGTCCTCCTGGGGGCGTTCATGGGCAGCGGGAAGACGGCGACGACGCTCCACGCCTTCTGGAAACTGTGGACGGAGGGCAAGGTCAAAAAGGCCCTGATTATCGCGCCCTTAAACGTGGCGAAGGACACCTGGCCGGACGAAATTATGGTGTGGGACTTCGCACGGGAACTCCAATACGCCGTGATAGTCGGGGACGAAGAAACGAGACTCAGGGCGCTTGAAGAAGAGGCCGAACTCTTCATCATCAATCGCGAAAACCTCAAATGGCTCTACCAACTAAAGGGCCACATGTGGTTCAAACAGTTCGACATCCTGATCTACGACGAAGCCTCCAGGCTCAAGGGCGCGGACAAGAAGACCAGGAAGGGCCGCCCTCGCAAGGACGGCACCGTGAAGCCTCGGTCGCGGTCAGAGTTCGGCTACACGGCCCAGGTCCGGCGCGCGATCCCTCGCGTCTGGGAACTCTCTGGAACGCCGTCCTCGAACGGCCTGATCGACCTGTGGGGGCCTGGATACATCCTGGACTTCGGGAAGCGCCTGGGCACGTCCCTGACGGCCTTCCGCGAACGCTGGTTCCAGTATGACCAATACAAGCGGACCTGGAACCCGTTCATGCACTCCGAGGGCGAGATCATGGCGATTCTCAAGGACATCATGTTCGTTCTCCGAGAGGAAGACTACATCAAGCTCCCGCCGCTCAAGGTCTACGACCGCTTCGTGAATATGGAGCCTCGCCACATGGCGAAATACCGTGAGTTCCAGCGCACCCTGGCGCTCGAAGAATACGACGTGGAGGCCGTGAACAAGGGGGTCCTGTCGAACAAGCTACTCCAGTTCTCCAACGGCTCGATCTACTCGGACGCTGACATGGACGATCCCGACTGGACGCCCACCACGCCGCCGAAGGCCAACCACATCCACGACCGCAAGCTGGAAGAACTTGGCTCGATCTTCGAGGAAGCCAACGGGGCGCCAGTCCTGATCGCCTACACGTTCAAGTTCGATGTCCACGCGATCAAGAAGAAGTATCCGTGGGTCCGCGTCTACGGCGAGACACCGAACGATCTCAAGGATTGGAACCAGGGCAAGCTCAAGGCGATGATCTTGCACCCAGCCTCGGCGGGACACGGTTTGAACTTCCAGCACGGCTCGAACATCGCCGTCTGGTATGGACTCAACTGGTCGTTAGAATTATACCAACAGTTTAATAAGAGACTGCATCGTCGGGGACAGAAAGGCGAGAGCGTCAAGCTCTACCGTATCCTCACGAGGGACACTCACGACGAATGGGTTGCCGAGACCCTGGAGAACAAAGCCGCGACCCAGGACCAGATTGTGGAATACGTCCGCGTGAGCATGTCTCAGATACGCGAAGACATGTAAAGGATCGCAGCATGAGCGCCGACGAAGAAGACCTTATGGGTGCCCCAGCGAAGCCGGACCCCCACGCCAGTATGAAGGCACCGCCGAAGCGGGAGCCTCGCGAGATCACATCTGCGGATGCCAATGAGGGCACGATCAAGATGACCGGAGCCATGCAAGGCGTCACGGTCTACTGGTTGTCCCAGGTCTTCGGACTGACACCCGAAACCGTTCGTAAGCGGCTCGCGGACTGCACCCCAGAGTCCATCTCCGGCAAGAGCAATCGGTATCGCGTGAAAGACGCCGCCGAGTTCCTGGTGGAGCCGAAGATCGACATCGAGAGCTACATGAAGCGGATGCGGCCAGGGGACCTCCCACCGTTGCTCCAGAAGGAAGTCTGGGACGCCCGCCTCAAGCGCCAGAAGTGGGAGACGATGGCAGGGGACCAATGGCACACGAACGATGTCATGGAAGTCCTGTCGGACGTGTTCTCGATCATCAAGTCCACGATCCAGCTATGGCCGGACACCCTGGAGCGCACGGAAGGGCTCACAGACGAACAACGGCAACTCCTGGTCGTCATGGGGGACACTCTCCAGGATGAGATCTACCAAGGCATCAAGGGCATGGCCGCGAAGAAAAACACCAAGAGCACCCTCTACGATCTTAACGGATACGAGGAAGACGAAGAAGAGGACCTGCTATGAGCGACCATACCTTCATGACCCTGGAAGAGATGGTCCTGTCGTCCGCAGACGCCGTGCGCCCACCAGAGCGGTTGACCGTATCCCAGGCGGCCGACAAGTATCGCAAATTGAATAACAAGGGAGCGTATGTCGGTCCCTGGAAGAACTCCGTGGTCCCGTATCTCGTGGAGCCGATGGACACCCTCACGAGCCTGAAATACACGGGCCTGGTCTTCGTGGGTCCGGCGCAATGCGGCAAGACCGAGATGTATCTAAACTGGCATACCTACAACGTCATCTGCGATCCTGCGGACATGATGCTGATCGAGGCGTCCCAGGGCCGCGCGGCCGACTTCTCCAAGCGACGGATCGACCGCCTCCACAGGGACACGCCGGACACCCAGGAACGCCTCATCACAGGCAAGAACTACGACAACACCTTCGATAAGCGATACCGTTCCGGCGCGATGGTCACGCTCTCCTGGCCCACGGTGAACGAACTCTCCGGTAAGCCGATCCCCAGGCTCTTCCTGACGGACTATGATCGCATGGACCAGGATGTCGGCGGGGACGGCTCGCCCTTCGACCTCGCGTCCGCTCGCGCGACCACCTTCCGGCGCTATGGCATGACCTGTGCGGAGTCTTCGCCGTCCCACCCTATCACGGACCCACGGTGGTCCCCCTCGACGCCCCACGAGGCCCCTCCTACCGAGGGCCTGGGGATCATGGCGCTCTACAACCGAGGCGACCGTCGGCGGTGGCACTGGCGCTGCATCGACTGCCATCTGTCGTTCGAGCCGGACTTCAACCTCCTGGAGTGGGACGACCTGGACGATCCACGGGAAGCCTCCAGGACGACCAGGCTCGTGTGCCCTCACTGTGGCAGCTACTACCGCCACGACCCCAAAGGGGGGAAGCCTGGGAAGCATCTCATGAACCAGAACGGATTCTGGTTGCGCGACGGCCAGAAGTTCACCCAGGAAGGCGAGATCATCGGCGAGGCTTATGAGTCCGAGATCGCGAGCTTCTGGTTGAAGGGGGTCGCGGCGGCCTTCTCCGAATGGCAGACGCTTGTCGTGCGGTTCATCCGTGCCGAGCGAGAGTTCCAGCGATCCGGTTCCGAGACGGCCTTGAAGACCACGACCAACGTGGACCAGGGGCGCGCCTACCTCCCGAAGTCGATGGCGAGCGACCGTGTGCCGGAGATGCTGAAAGACCGAGCCAAGCCCCTCGGCCAGAGAGAGGTCCCTATGGGCGTCCGCTTCCTGGTGGCCTCTGTGGACGTGCAGAAGAACCGCTTCGTCTGCCAGGTCCACGGTGTAGGACAGGGCGGCGATCTCTGGATCATCGACCGCTTCGACATCCGGTATTCACGGCGCGAGGATGAGAACCGCGACGGCCAGGTCCACTACGTCAAGCCCTTCACCTTCCGCGAAGACTGGAGGGTGCTC